ACATTGTCAATAGCCTCAGCAATAGCGTTAGGATCTCCAATGCCTGTCTGGATCGTAATGTTATACGCATTAGCCGCTTGTGCTGCATAGCGTGATCCGCTTACCGCACCTGACACACCTGCGCCACCTGCTAGACCCTGCAATAGGGATGAACGAGCAATGCTTTCCAGATCAAGTGTAGAAGCCATCTGGCTTGCAGCCGATGCGTTCTCCATGTCTAGCAAGTCTGCAAAGGCATTAGCGCGAGCTGCTGCTGCATCCGCGTATTCTAGAATGGCTTCAATTGAACCACCGACTGTGGAGATAGGCGCGATGTAATCCCCTGCTGGGATTCCAGAACCTAATGCTGCGCTGCTAGAAATTGTCTTTGAACCAGTAGAAGCCAGATTGATCTGACCTAGTAAGCGCAATGCTTCTTCTAGGTTAGAAATGTTGATAAGGTCTTTAGGCTTTAAGGTGTCAAGGATTGACTTGATGTCCTGAAGCTTGACATTTTGCAAGCCAAGCGCACCAAGAACTTTAAGATCTGCATTGAGTTTAGCCGTGGCAGCAATAATGGCTGCTTCATCCTTAGCAGCAATGGCATCTTCCAGAGCAAGGATTGACTTCTTGACATTGAGGCGAGCAGTATCGTTAGCGATCTGTAAGACCTGTGCTGCGCTCGTTGCCTGACCTAGTTGCTGAGCCTGAGATGTAAGAGCTGCTGCAATTTGAATCTTGTCCATGTCAAAGACATCGCTGCCCTTGTTAAGGGCAAGGTTAGCCTTGTCAATAGCTGCTGCAAGTCGCTTATCTTTAACGATCTTAGCCTGTGCCGCTGCTTGCTCTTTTGTCAGCTTTGTCATCGCCATTGCGTTCTTTCGAGCGATAGCATCTGCACGCTGTGTATCCTGTGAGGATACTGTCATCGAGATGTTGCCGAAACCTTTACCATCACCGAACAAACCGCCAGAAGGTGCGAAGAAACTTAGATTCTTAAAGTCAAAGATTGACTTGGTTATCTTGATGAACTCGCCTGTTTCACGGACGAAGTTGGCAATCGATTGTGCTGCCTTGTCGATCTTAGCAATAAACTCATCTGTTGAATTAGAGTTAGTGACAGTCATCAATGCATCGACAAGACCCTTACCAATGGTTTCTTTAGCATTGTTAGAAGCCACAGTTAATTTAGCAAGTGAACCTGCATAGGTATCAGCTGCCGCGCTTGCTTGCCCTGCGAATAAAACTGACAAGCGTTCTTGGATCTGCTCAAATGTTGATGTTGAAAGTTCTGCTCTAGTAAGTCCTACACCCAAGCGACCTAGTGCCTGAGTTTGACCCAAGTATGCCTTCTGCAAGCTTTGTGAAACTTGGGTGACTGACTTGCCCGTACCTGCCGCGATGTCAAGTGCAAGCCCAAGCAATTCCTGTGACTTAGTGACATCACCTGTTGCACGAAGTAAGCGATCCATTGCTGGACGAAGCTCGTCATCGAGCACGCCTGTCTGCATTTCAAGGCGAGAGATAAAGCCATTGACTGTGCCAATGTTTGATCCGTAAGCCAGACCAAGATTCTTTAGGGTAGTGCCTAGAGCCTTAGCAGCCTTGTCATCTTCTGCGAATGCCTTAACGGATGCTTTAGCGTAGGACAGAAGCTTCTGTGCGCTATAAACAGCAAGCAAGCCTTTAGCAAGACCCTTGACATTCTTAGTCAATTTGTCTGTAGAAGTCTCAGCTTGCTTGAACGCCTTTTTGCCTGTGAACTCGGCGGCTATGTCAATTCTTACATCTGCAGCCATTAGCGCACCTGTGTCCTTTTCTCGAACTCAACTCTAGACTTTTCAATCGCTCTGACAACAGCTGCATTAGCCTTGCCTTGATCTTCTGCCCATGCACGAAAGATTGCGCGACCCTTCATCTTACGAGAAGCGCGACCTGACTGTCCTTCGTTTCTTTGATAAGCATTGACAATGCGTGAAGTCTCGTTCATAGCATCGATGAACTGCTTACCAGCATTAGGATTGTTGCTTAGTGATTCGCTCTTAGATCCTGAACGAATTGTCTTGCCATAATTAGAATGACCAAGTGCCACGACTTTAGCCAATGGTGCTTGGGGTCTGCCCTGCGGATTTAGGCGACCAGCAGTCTCATAGATAGAACCTGAAGGTGAAGCATTGACAATGCGTGCAAGTGAGCGAAACCCAGAGCGATTGACTTTAGATGGAGTGGTTTTATACCCAACTCCACGCTTAGCCTCTGAAGATGACCAGACTCGATTGCCCCAAGTGCCGTTAGTGCTTTTAGCCCAACCGCTTAGAGGTGCAGTTGATGGAATGAAACCGCGAGCTTTAGAAACAATAGGCTTCAAGACTCCAGCGATTTCTTTCTGTGTTTCCTTAGCAAGATCAGGTGTGAATGCTCTGAGGGCTTTTCTAAGCTCTACCGCGCCTTTTACTTCCGTTGGCATCGCTCACCTCTTTCGCTTCATCTTTAAGCCCTTGCACTAATGCATCGAGCATTGTCTTATCTAGATCTAACAACTGCTGTGGCGCGATTCCCAACCTAATGCTTAGCCTAGCAATTAAGTAGGTGAATGGAAGATCGCGCTTTAAGCTAAAGGGTCAGAATCCAACACTTCCACGCTCTTTAGCGTTTCAATGAAGTCCATCCCGTAAGGCTTAACAGTTTCACCTGTCCTGCGTGTTACTTCCCATGCTAACCAATAGACATCGCTCTGTTTTTCTTCATCGCGGAACGCCTTATGGAAGCCCTTTTTAGCGTACTGCTCGAATGCGTATTCCACCGCTGGGGTGATTTCGCCTTCTAGTACGCTTCCATCTGTACGAACTATCTTTAGTTTTGCCATGAGTTTGCCCCTTTGTTAGTTTTTTACGCTGTTGTTACTGCGATTGTACCTGAAACATTCCAAGTTACGCTCTGAGTTGATAGGTCTGCAACTGCACCATTTACAGGTGTGATGTTATTGACCAAGCATGTCATTGTGTAAAGAGGGTTTGTTGCTGACACAGCAGCAGATGTCTGCTTGAATGTTACTGTGGTGTTTGTTCCCCATGTTGCCTGAAGTGTCTGAAGTGTCTTAGCTGTTGCTTCATCGTTCAAGAAGTCGATTGAAATGCTTGAAGCTTCCAATCCCTTAACGAAGCGATGACCTGTATCTCCAAGTGCTGTGACTTCCAGCTCATCGAAGGCGCGGTTAATTGTTACTGAAGTTACTAATGTCGAGAGATCAACCGCATTGACAGTTAGAACTCCCGTATTTGCTAGATAAACTGACATGGATTATTCCTCGTCCTTCTTTGTAGTTACTGGCTTTGCTGCTGGTGTTTCTTTAACCTGCCCGATCTTGATCAGAAAGGCTTCGTTCTCTTTTTCCCAATCGGACATGTTTAACTCCAACTCGTTAGGATTGATACGGACATCTCGCAGCTGAGTAGGTCACCCGAAGCAGCGTTGAGAATACTTGGTGCGCTGATTGCGCTTACATTATAGACCAGAGATGATGCGGCTAACTTAGCGAACACGCTAACTACTGTGTCCTCAATGCCGTTAAGGTTTCCTTCATTGTCAAAGAGTGGAACAGTCATCACGATCTTAAAGTTAGCCATTGGGCTAACGGAGATCTGACCATTGTTATTGGGTGTCAAGTAAGGATCATCTGGAGAAACAATTACAGAGTTAGCAAGAACTGTGGCAGGTGGAAATGCAAAAGTCTGCCACTTGGCATTGTCTATTAGTGCAGCTGCTAGTGTCGTTCTTAAAGTCGTTATGGCTACAGGTGGCATGGGTCACCCGATCATGCTGGTAGGCGCGAGTGCGTGCGCAATTAATCCTCTTACCTTAGCGAGTAGCTGTGCGCTCATTCGATAAGGTGAGGGCTGGAAATCGACTGCGTTACTGCCTGAAAGGGTGGCTGTACGCGCTTGCCAGATTTCAACAGCGATCATCAAAGCTGCTTGCTGGACTGCCATGTCAGTTGTCCAGTCTGTGTAAGTCTCTGCTGTTACTGTGCCAAAAGGCTCAATAGGATGCTTAGGTTGAATTGTGCTGTGATTAGTTGCAACTGAAATTGAATACTCTCCAACTGTTGCAATGGTCTTAGATCCATTGTATCGATTGCCTGAATTGGCAATAGTTACAGTCTGTCCAACATAAAAGATGTCTGTGACAGGAATGTCAAAGTATAAAGTTCCTTCATTCACAATGTTGCTATGTGCTACTGCGAACCATTGAGGCTTCCATAACATAGGCAGTAGAACTGCATCGGATGCATCACAGACTTCTTGCAGGGTGGCATCTGGGTACAGCGTACCGACTCCGAGTGTTGATCGGAGTTCTGCGACTGTTGTTAATGCCATTCCAATTCCTTTCGTAAGACTCTAGGGGATCAGAGGGCTACTGACCCCCTAGAGCGACTTAGTAACCTATTAAGTTAGGTTGAA